GACTACTTTGCTATCGGTGTGGGGGGTGCGGTTACCGGTAAAGGTGCCGACCTGCTTATTATTGATGACCCCCACTCTGAGCAAGAAGCTGCTCTAGGGGAGACCAACCGTGAGGTCTACGACAGGGTGTACGAGTGGTACACGTCTGGGCCGCGCCAGCGTCTGCAACCGGGGGGCTCTATTATTATAGTGATGACGCGCTGGTCTAAGCGAGATCTCACGGCGCAGGTCATAAAAAGCTCCCTCACCCGTGGCGGTGAGGAGTGGGAGGTGATCGAGCTACCCGCCATCATGCCCTCGGGTAAACCCTTATGGCCTCAGTTCTGGTCTCTAAAAGAACTTCAGGCCCTTAAAGACGAGTTGCCGGTTCACAAGTGGGACGCGCAGTACATGCAGCAGCCCTCCGGTGCCGGGGGCTCTATTATTAAGAGGGAATGGTGGCGGGAGTGGGAAAAAGAAGACCCACCGGAGGTTGACTATATTATACAGTCGTGGGACTGCGCATTCTCAGCCAAGGAGCGGGCCGACTACTCTGCCTGCACTACGTGGGGCGTGTTCAATAAAGAGAATGAGCACGGCGACAAGATGCCCAACCTGATCCTGTTGGATTCGTTCAAGGCGAGGATGGACTTCCCTGACCTGAAAAAGAAGGCGCTTGAGCTATATAAAGAGTACACGCCAGATACCTGCATCATCGAGGCAAAAGCATCGGGTACTCCGCTGATTCAAGAGTTGCGTAGCATGGGTGTAATGCTTTCAGAGTATACTCCGTCAAGAGGTAATGATAAAATTTCGAGGGTGAACTCGGTAGCAGATTTATTTGCCAGTGGCGTAGTATGGGCACCGCAGACCCGGTGGGCTGATGAAGTTATTGAGGAATTCGCATCTTTCCCTGCCGGAGAGAACGATGACTTGGTAGACTCCTGCACGCAAGCCCTGATGCGGTTCCGTCAAGGTGGGTTTATTAAATTGCCGAGCGACGAGAAAGATGCTGAAGAGTATTTCAAGTCTCGCCGCCGCTTAGCGTACTATTAAAGGCTAAAAATGGCTGTAAATATTGAAGATATGGGTGATTTTGAGGCAGAAATGCCCCCAGTCGAGGAGGATTTGCTAAATCCGGTCGATTTTGAGGTGGAATTGCCCGATTTGATGGACGAAACCGACCCAGATATTGAAATTTTGCTAAGTGAAAGCGAAATTGACACCGAAAACGAGGATTTTGACGCAAATTTGGCCGAATCTATGTCGGAAAGCGAGCTTTCTGGCATCGCAGATGACATTGATGAGCTAGTAACGGCAGACATTAATAGTCGCAAAGACTGGGCAGACACCTACGTGCGCGGCCTAGAAGTGCTTGGGCTCAAGTATGAGCAGCGCACCGAGCCGTGGGATGGCGCATGTGGCGTGTTTTCCACTGTGCTGACCGAAGCGGCTATTAGATTCCAAGCCGAGACGATTATGGAGACTTTTCCGGCTCAAGGGCCGGTAAAAACCCAGATTATTGGCGAGATTGACGAGATTAAGGAAGAAGCGGCGGATCGTGTCAGAGACGACATGAACTATCAGCTTACCGAGAAAATGACGGAATATCGCTCAGAGCATGAGCGCATGCTGTTTAGCCTCGGACTTGCCGGTGCTGCGTTCAAGAAGGTCTATTTCGACCCGTCCCTAGATCGCCAAGTATCGCTATACGTCTCGGCTGAAGACCTGATTATGCCGTACGGGGCGTCAAACTTGCAGACGGCTGAGCGTGTTACGCACATGATGCGTAAGACCAAAAATGACATTCGCAAGCTCCAAGTAGCAGGTTTTTATCGGGATGTTGAGCTTGGTGAGCCTGTCAGCATCGCAACCGACATCGAGAAAAAGAAAGCCGACGAGCAAGGCTACTCTATTACTGACGATGACCGGTATCAGACGTGCGAGGTCCACATTGACTACGACCTGCCGGGATACGAGGACCCTGACGAGATCGCCCTGCCGTACATCATCACATATGAGCGCGGCACCCAAAAGATTTTAGCAATTCGTCGCAACTGGAACCCAGACGATGAAAAACGACTCAAGCGACAGCACTTCGTGCAGTACAACTACATTCCGGGATTCGGAGTGTATGGCATGGGCCTTATTCATATTATTGGTGGCTATGCTCGTGCCGGTACTTCTCTTATTCGTCAGCTTGTCGACGCTGGTACTCTCTCTAACCTTCCCGGTGGATTAAAGACACGCGGACTGCGGATTAAAGGCGACGACACGCCCATCTCCCCCGGAGAGTTTAGGGACGTGGACATCCCTAGCGGAGCGTTGAAAGACAACGTAATGCCGCTGCCGTACAAAGAGCCTAGCCAAGTTTTGTCTGGTTTGTTGGATAAGATCACGGAGGAAGGTCGCAGGCTTGGTGCGATATCAGATATGAACATATCTGACATGAGCGCAAATGCGCCTGTCGGGACCACGCTCGCTCTATTAGAGCGCACTCTCAAAACGATGTCTGCCGTGCAGGCACGGGTGCACTTCTCGATGAAGGAGGAGTTCAAGCTCCTCAAGAACATCATCCGAGACTATACGCCCCCAGAGTATAGCTACACGCCAGACTTCACATCTGATCGCAAGGTCAAGCAAGCTGACTATGACATGGTGGACATCATCCCCGTGTCCGACCCCAACAGCAGCACGATGGCACAACGCATCATGCAGTACCAAGCTGTTATTCAGTTAGCGAGCACCGCACCCCAGATCTACAACCTGCCAAACCTGCACCGGCAGATGATCGAGATCCTTGGTATTAAGAATGGCGAGGACTTGGTTCCGGTCGAGGATGACGAGAAGCCTCGTGATCCGATAAGCGAGAATATGTCCGTGCTCAAGGGTAAACCCGTGAAGGCGTTTATCTATCAGGACCACGACGCGCATATCGCAACGCACAATTCGTTTATGCAAGATCCGATGATCATGAAGCAGATGGGCCAGAACCCTCAGGCTCAGATGTTGATGGCATCTATGCAAGCACACATTGCTGAACACCTTGGGTTTGCGTATCGCAAGCAGATCGAGGACCGGATGGGCGTGCATATGCCAGCGCCAGATGCCGAGATGCCCCCAGAAGTTGAGGTTCAGTTGTCACGGATGGTCGCACAGGCCAGCCAGCAGCTACTCCAGATTCACCAAGGTCAGCAGGCTCAACAACAGGCGCAGCAAGTGGCACAAGATCCTCTCATCCAGATGCAGCAGGCTGAGTTGCAGATCAAACAGCAAGACGTGCAGCGCAAGGCCCAGAAAGACCAGACTGACGCACAAATTGCTCAACAGAAACTCCAGCTTGAGCGAGATCGGATCGGGGTTGACGCAAACATTCGTGCCGCGCAGGTCAAAGCGCAAATTAACCGCCCACAGGGGAGATAAATGGACGAGAGATTGTTTCGATATTTACAAGAACGCAATAAGAATCGGAGGGAGGTCATAATGGACTTCCTGAGTTCTGGTGGCGCTAAAGACGTTGCAGAGTACCGCGAAGCGGTTGGAGTCATCAAAGGTCTACTCCAAGCAAATCAAGACCTTGAGGAACTTTTTGAACGTATGAAGGAATTTGAGAATGAATGACGCCGTGGATCTCTCGCTGCTGCTAAATAAGACTGAAGAACAGAAAGCTACCCAGCTACCCCAGCCCAAAGGATATAAGATCCTTGTGACACTGCCTGACATTGACGAGGAATTTGAGAGCGGAATCATCAAACCCTCTCAGGTCGTGTATCACGAGCAGCTTCTGTCTAATGTGCTGTTTGTGGTCGAGCTTGGCGACATGGCGTACTCCGACACCACCCGGTTCCCCACCGGCCCATGGTGCAAGAAGGGTGACTTCATCATGTGTCGCGCCAACACTGGCACTCGGTTCAAGATCCACGGTCGAGAGTTCCGTCTAATTAATGACGACTCGATTGAGGCGGTTGTTGAAGATCCCCGTGGCATTGGCCGCGTGAACTAAGGAGATATCCATGGCAGATATGGACAAAGACGACTTTAAGTTTCCTGACGAAGTAGAGATCAACGCCAAAAGCGACGATAAGGTCGAGTTTGAGATTGAAGATGACGAGCCGGTAAAGCTGGAAGTTGTCGATGACACCCCCGCCGAAGACCGTGGGCGCAAACCCATGGAGGACGAGCCGGATGAGGTTACCGACGAGGAGCTATCCCGGTACAAAGACACGCGCTTGCGTGATCGTCTGTCGCATCTGAGCAAAGCCCGTCATGAGGAGCGTCGCCATAAAGAGTCCGCGATACGTGAGCGGGAAGAGGCTATTAGCATTGCGCAGCGCATTCTTGCTGAGAATGAGCAGCTAAAGAGTTCCATGGGAAATAACCACAAGGTTATTCTGGATCAGGCAAAGACGGTTGCCGCGCAGGAATTTGCTCAAGCTAAAGCCCAATTTAAAGCTGCATATGAGTCTGGTGATTCCGAGGCGCTAGTTGTTGCGCAAGAGGCATTCACTAATGCAAAGCTCAAAGCCGACCGAATTGAAATGGCAAGGCAAAAATCTTTGCAAGAACAGGAAAATGTGGTACAAAGGCAACCACAGCCTCCAAGTCCTGCGAGGGAGGCCCCGACTGTAGATGATAAGGCTTTGCGGTGGAAAGACCGTAATAGCTGGTTCAACAAAGACCGGGAAATGACTGGCTTCGCTCTCGCAGTGCACGAGAAGCTGGTCGAAGAGGAAGGGATTAGTCCTCAGTCTGACGCATATTACGAGCGTATTGATTCTCGTATGCGTGAGAAGTTCCCAGAGAAGTTTAGTAGTCAGCCCAGACGGTCGAACGTAGTGGCCCCGGCAACACGCAGCACCGCGCCAAAGAAAATCGTGCTGAAGTCGAGTCAGGTCAACTTG